AGGTGCAGCAAGGTTACGAATACCTTGATCTTCAGCGGCTCCCGCAGAAGGGACTTTACCGTCAGTAAAGCCAGCAGTACCACCTGCATCAGCAGCATCATCAGTAGAAGCCCAACCATCGCAGTTAGTCACGATAACAGGCATACCAGCAATCTGAGTACCACTAGGCTCACCACGAACACCAGCGTCCGCATGGAGACCACGAGTATCCATAGTAGCGTGCATACCAATACTTAGAACACCAGCTTTAAGCAGGTTGTAGTAAGCAATCGGCGGCATCAGGACCACGCGGTCTTCCTTCGGAACATCCTTCTCATCAAGCGCCTTAGACGCATTGTAGATGGCGTTAACTGCCGCAGCAGAATCCGTGTAGAAGTTTGTCGCGGTTTCAACAGCGTTCTTAGCCGTGGGAGTATGCTCGTTAGCAACAGTACCATGATCCAACGCAGCAGCCGTCAGGGTGTGCCAAGCCAAGTTATCTTGGTGACGCGCCAAAGCACGGCCAAGTTCAGTAGCAAAAGCAGAGCGGTAATCATAATGGGTCATTGCTTCGTCAAGCTGATCAATGAAGCAGCTTGCCGTGAGCAAGTTATCAATGAAGATTACTCGTTCTGATTGCTTAATAGCAGAAATGTAAGCGTTAGAATCAGCAGAGTCGTCGTCAAAAAGACTTTCGCCCTGGGTGAAATAACGCGCAAGCGCAAGACCCGTAGTCGGGAATTGTGCGGATTTTCCACTCGAAATCGTACGAGTGGTTAGGAGCGTGGAGACTTTAATTGCACGTTCATATGCATTTAGAACCTCACCGCTAAAGACTTTAAGAAAAAGTGCTCTCTCATCGTTAGCACCAGCGGACTGACCTCCAAGAGATAGTGTTACAGCCATGATATCCTCCTATGGATTTATGGACTCTAAAATAATAAAAGAAAAGTTACTCAAGCTCACCACCACAGGAGGTTGTCGGACGCATCCGGCCTTCGTTAGCAAGCTTGTGTTTTGTTTAAAAGACTGTGTCGGGAGTCACAGAGAGTTTGCGTGTTACCTCGTCTCTAAAAGCAGCATCAGTGTTATATTTAGGATCACCTATTGCTGCCATGACTTCTCCACGACTACGGAATCCCGAAGGAGTAGACGACACAGTGCCTTGTACTTGTGTTGCACCCGCACCAGTTGCGGCTTTATATCGTGCATACATACCTTGTAGGAGTACGGCAACTTCTTCACTTGTGCCTTTTCCTACTACGTTATTATATGCGGTACGTTCTGCTTCAGAAATGCTTTCTTGCATCCACTCACTCATGTTGTTGAAGTTATCTTCCCCACCAACAACGCCCATAAGCTGTGAAGTTTCCGCATCAGCGGTTGCTTTAACACCATTGACATATCTATCAACATACTCACGAGAAATTCCACGAGATTCAAATTGCTTGTAATGATCATCTGAAATTTCACCGTGTTCAGTGAAGTATTCTCCAGAGTCAGCAAGAAGTTTATCAAGATTACTTATCGGGGCATCACCTGAACTTAGCTTCTGCTCAAGACTCTGGTATGCTTGAACAAGATCATCTTGAGTTTTAAATTTACCCAAGATGAGTTCACTTTCAGGGACTTCAGCGTGTGGATGCTGTGCTTGTTCTTTCTGGAGATCTCCGTCAGCAATAAGTTGTGCTTCCTGCTCTGGGGTATAGGCAGGGGCGATTTCAGAATCAGTATTAGGGGTAAAGCTATCAGCCATTGGATTTTAAGCTCCTTGAGGTTGTGGAGGTTGGGGGGGTTGTTGTCGTTGTCCACCACGTTGCATACCTTGCATCATTGCTTGTTGCATCATGGCTTGCTGCTGTTCTTGCTGAAGTTCTTCTGGAGTTTTTACCAATCCCTCCACAGGAACACCAAGAGCAGTAGCTCGACGAGAAATATATTCATTCACATTAATATACTGGCCTAGGGCTTCAGGGCCAAAGAGTTGACCCATTCCAGCCAAGAGGGCATCCAGTTTTTCAAGCTCAGCAGCGCGACCGATTGCATCCACACCAACGATAATAGTAGGATGCACCTCCTTTGGAAGTTTAGGAATCTCTTTACGCTTCTGGAGATTTTTCAGAAGCATTTTAATTAGAGGCAGTTGGAACTCACTACTAAGAAGAGAATACAGACCACCAAGAGTTTTTTCTACTTGGCGAATAATAGCCTGAATCTCCGTAGCGGTTACCCTTTCCGCTTGCCTAAACAAATCGGATGTGATCATAAAGGCTTTACCGAGCCTTTCTTTGATCTCAGCAATGGTAGATAGAGCGACACTCATATCTGCATGTTTGTTAACTTGAAGCACAGATACATCGTTCGCGCTGCCTTGCACGATAGCTCCGTTTGCGCTTTGAGCCAAAGATTTAGCTTTTGTCGTGCCGTTTGGACTAACGAGGAATAGGACTTTTGCTGATGCTGCGGAACCCTCAAGGATCGCTTGTGACAGTCCCTCTAGTGATCGGATATCTCCGATGTGCTCCTCAACGAATGATCGTCCATAGTCTTCTCCATCAACACGAGTAAAACGCAGTGCAATGTAGGGGAGTTCATCCTCCTTATACGTGACATCAGAGCCGGGAATTATAGTTTTTTCTACATGCTGATATACAAGATACTTTTTAGTATCGTGCTGATAAAGGATGCATGTATAAAGATCAACAAGCCTATCACTTGAAGCATCTGACTGGACAATTGCTGCAACTTCCTCATCCAATGCTTCAAGATGTACTTGTTCTTTAATAATAATCTTGACGGGTTTACCGTTAGGTCTACGCTTGATTACGTAGTTATCCATCCTAAAGGTTCTCATGCCCCCAGCATTATCAATATGAATGAGAGCATTCCCTGTTACAACAAGGAGTCGTAGTGCTTCATGAATAGGAGGTCTATATGACTGAATCTCAATTTCTTTCTGTACGATCTGTTCAATATTAGAAAGATTACGCTCAACCTCAGAGATGACTGCTGGATCTTGTAGAGAAGCTTTTGCTGACTCCTCAATTACAAGCCTAAAGAAGCTCTGCGTTGGGGGGAGCAAAGACATCAGAAGGTTCGCTGCTAGGGAGTTGACTCCTCTAGCTCCCAAGGACTGGTATGGTTGGTAGAGCTTTTCATGATGCTTGTTATCAGCAGAAGTGTATGCCGGGGGCATCAGAGCAGGAATCGTAAACTTAGCTGAATCCTCTGCTCTGTCGATATACGGAGAGCGATCAATCGCCATCCGCTCATACAATTCCTTGGGGGGCATCATTAGACGTATAGCCCCCTACGTCCGGGCCTTTTACGTGCTGTCATATCTACCCTTGTAGGTCTTTTTGTTCTTGCATCAAAATCTGCTATTGACGCCATTTCTAATTCTTGTCGTGATTTCTTAGCTTCTGACTTGGCGTCTTGTTGACCTTTGATAGTAGCCCCGGTACTTAGGGCTGTACTGACGACCATAAATTTTTTGAACGTGTTCAGTGCTTTGAAAGCTTTTATTCCTGTTGTGATAAGAGGGGGACACATAATAAACTCCTTACGGCATATCCTTTGAGTGATACTTAAGCCAAACAGTCCAAACATTAGAAGAACTACTTGTGTCAAATAAACGAATTGATGCTCCCCCACCAGGGATTGCATCATATAAAATAAATCCAGCATTACTTGCTGTCGGTGTAACAATATGAGTAGAAAGAACCATATCTCTTACGAGGATTTTTCCAGTTCCTCCGATCTGCCACTTTGCTGCACCCGTACAGATTGCGTGAATAGCATAGACCGGAGGATCATTTGGAAGATCAATCCAATCCGATGCTGCTCCACCAGACATCGTACCAGTAACTACAACATCTGTAGCACCTTCGTATGCAGTTTTAAGGGCCATTATTTACCGCGCTTCCTTTTTACGGGCTTCGATCTCTTACGCCTCACAGTTTGTCCTGTACGCTTGGCATATGCTTTGGCATCCTTATTTCCCTGTCTTGTATAAGGAAAGTTTCGTCCACCTACCTGAACCATTAGTAGATCCAAGTCATGGTGCAGGGATTAGCGTCCTCTCCACCACCTGTAGATGTATCAATAAGGTAGAACTCGTGGGGAATGGCCCCCTTGTTGAGCACACCGACTTTTGTGGCGTTGGCTGTTTGCATCTCAGCACTCATGATAAGATCTCGGTAGACGCTATCTGCCGCACCACCTGTACCACCAGAACCACGCATTTGGAACTTCACGCTTGCGTAGGTCGCCACCAAGATGATGCACTTGGCATCTCCAGGGTAATACGGCCCTGAACGTCCTTCATCGGGGACGGTAACATCAATGGTTACTACGTGCTTGTCAGCTTCAGTAGATGTGTTATCTGCTGCTTTCTGTTTAATGTAATTTCTATCGGCCATATTAGTATACCCAGTACATTGTTGCTGCGTTTGTGGAAGCGGAGGTGTCGTAAAGGAAAAACTCTCTAGGTATCGTGTCACCATTGATAACACCAACCTTTGTAGCCGTGGCTGATACCATCTCTGCTGACATAGTCAGTTCACGCATAACTGTTTCAGCAGCCCCACCAGATCCCCCGGAACCACCAACCCAAAATTCAATAGTCCCGGCAGTTGCAATAACGAAGATTGCCTTAGCGTTTCCGGGGTAATACGGACCAGCACACCCGGACTTCGCACTGGGAGGGAGGGTTGCGTGTCCAGCAGGAACGGTTACGTCTGTGGTGACGACATGCTTTGCAGCTTCAGCGGCAGTGCCATCCGCTGCTTTTTGTTTGATGTAAGCCTTATCTGCCATATTAGTTCTCAGGGTTGGTTTGGTCTTCGTGGATTTCAATAAGGAAGTTTACCATAGCACGTTTACCGGCATAGTGGTGTATGGCTTCAATCGTCATATCAGGAGATGGGCATTTCTCAGGACATATTTCGTTGAGACGATCAATAAGGGCTTTCGAGATGCGGGGGAATTCTATTGTTTTCATTTTTTGATGGATGTAGATGATCAACTACATAATTGCGATTGTGCTCCGCCGTGTTGAGTTGATTTTTTGATGTATCCATATTGGGGAAGTAATGAAGAGTACGTCTGCCGGTTCTTGAGAACTTAAGAGTACGGTAAACTCGACTAAGAGGAACACCTAAAGTATCACTTATTTCTCGTGGGGACATCCCGACTTCGCCATAAAAGTGGATACGATCAGTCGTATTCTTCATTGACTTCAATGTTATGTGGTGAGCGTAGGAATCGACAAAAGAATCTCTGATTTAGTTTACGACACTATAGGAGGAACCTAGAAAGAAAAATAAAAAAAATATTAGTATATCTAGGATGCACGGTCCGAATTCAGTAGCACGTTGCCGGAATCCACCTCTATTTTAGTCATAAAATTCTATTTGTGGAGAGTTGTGCGCACGGCGGCCCCGTTCCCCCCGTGGCGGGGTGCGCGGCGGGCGGGTCCGGGAGCCCCCGGCTAATCATCAAAGTTGCAATTGCGCGCAATGCAATTTCCTGGAGGGCTGGTGTTACGAAATCGCAATGATAGGATATCGCAATGCGCGGGCCACTTTGCGACTTGGTAACGGCATTGCAAACTCCT